ACAATAATGAGAAGAAACTACCTGTTGCAAATGTCAATAATGGCCATTTCATCACCTCATTGTCTAAGTTTGCAATCGTTATAGAAAATACAATAGATGCAACAGTAATCATTATATTAGCTTTTGCATCTGCCATCAACCCCAATCTCATTTGATTGCCGTGGTTGAGGCGGAGAATATTATCTACTGCAGTACGATCTTCAGGTACTTTTGAAAAATGATTAATTTCTTCTTTTTCCACACCACACCCCTATTTCAATGGCGGTGCGTATAGTAATCCTCCATGAATATATAATTTATTCAGACCACGTTCTAATCCTATAGGTGTATCTTTTCCCACATTACGTTCATATATTTCTTTGTAATTTCCAATCAATTTAATAACGTTATATGACCAAGATGCATCTAGTCCAAGTTTAGCTCCAAGATGTGGATGGTCTTTTCCATTTTTCTCACCCATAAATCGTTGAATATTTGGATCAATATTATCTATAAATTGATCTATATTGTGAGAATTTATTCCCATTTCTTCTGCAATAAAAAGAACATATATTGTCCATCGAACTATGTCTGACCATTTCTGATCTCCATACTTAACAACCGGTCCCAATGGTTCTTTAGAGATAATCTCTGGAAGAATCATGTGTCTTTCTGGTGCATCGAAACTCAAGCGATTAGATGCAAGACCAGATCGATCTGTTCCATACATATCACAATCACCCCTTTTGTATACGTTCTTTGTCTTTTCGGTGGGTTTTACTGAAACGGGGATATAAGTTATTCCATGTAATTTCATGAAGTCTGCAATGTTCTTTGCCGCTGTTCCACTACCACTAAAACATATCCTCGCACCTTGCATCTGTTTTGCAGATGATACACCAAGAGTTTTTCGTACAATGAATCCCTGACCATCGTAATAGGTTGTGGGCATGAATTCAAGTTTCTTTAGTACGTTCCTTGTGTAGGTGTATGTAGTGGCCGCAGATAACATATCTATCGAACCATCTCTCAAGAATTCAAATCGTGTTTTTCCATTTACTATTTCAAATTCTATTGCATCTGAATCTCCAAATATTGCAACTGCAACTGCACGACACATATCAACATCGAAACCGACCCACATCACACCGTCTTCATTAGTATATTTTTCCTGTGAAAAGCCAGGAAACTCATCATTAGTACCACATATAACATATCCTCTTTTTATTACTCTATCGTATGTTGTACTATAAGTTGGAAAATATTCGGGTTTGGGTTTATTGTCCTCAACTTCCCACTTCTTTTGTATTGCCCGTCTTTCTTCTATAGACATCTTACTATGGTCGTGTGGTTTTATTTCTGCACCGTCTGCTACAGAACCAGACGCAAATAACCACAATGTCCATATTAGTGCAATGAAAACTTTACCTACCATTATCATTGTAACGCCCGATATACATCTAATAATTGTTCATCTGGTATCGGTGAGGTCATTGTGAAATATCTCTGATGTCCGACCGCCATAAATGCTTTTATGTCAGAAAAACTAGGATACTTCATAAGTAAATTATGAAGAAGATAATCAGGGCTCAAGTGGCATGAAGCACATTGATGATCCTTCGCAAACACTCTTGTTGACTTCTTAAATCTTTCAGATTGTACCAATACAGAGTTTAAGTCTTTTTCCATCCATGTGACTTTTTCATCAATCTCTGGGATAATAAAAAACATCATATATACCAATAATCCAATAATTATGTAAATCCATAATTTGCTTGTGGCTACTATATCCTTAGTCTCAATTTCTATTTCTTTTACAGGTTCCATCACTTTTAATTCTTGTTCACCCGCTTCATATTTTTTGTTTTGATCTGCCATTATCTTCCTCACTTCTTTCCTGCGTCGTTTAATTTCTTAGTGATTTGTTGCTGAAACCACTTGAGAACAATCGGTATACTTACATTAGAAGTAAGCCCAAACAAATATCCTATGGGATATCTATAACTTTCATACGCTGCTATTTGTGGAACGTTTTGGAATACAATAGATATTAGCAGATATCCAGTTGCCGACATACCCATATTAATGAATAGGTCTAAAACTATCAATCCCCAATGTCCGGCATACTTATCCTTATTGTCTTGCCTGTAATTAAATAGAAAAATCCAAAATGATGAAAATAGGACTAGTCCTATCATAATGAATTCATCGATTGTGAATAATTGTTCCAAATCTGCCTTTCTTAACTGTTATTTCATTTCGACTTTATCAGTCGTAATATCTCGAAAAGTATTTTTAGTGCCTGTTGTTAGCGATTTGCTCTTCCAGCTTTTCTAACAGTTTTATTCGTGGTATTTCGGATTCTTCTATCCTGGCATTCTTACTTTTTCGTTTCCTTATTTTGTTTTAAAAGTTTCTGAAGATCTGCCGTGCTACCCACAAATAACGCATTTGTTACATTTGTCGGTGACTTTATCAAATCCTCCTTCACTGTTTGCATCGTTTTATGTAAACCAATAAGTTCTTTATTTGCATTAGTTAACTTATCGATCAATTGACCCACTACTTCATATGCTCTAGGATGTTCTGTTTCCCTAGCAATCTCAAGTAGGCCTTCCATGGCGTCGGAACCTCTCTCTATTATATTATACAGATTTTCTCTTGTGTACTGAAAATCAGTATCTGAATCTTCGTCATCTGTTTTTTTAGGTGTAACTCTTTCTACTGGTACTTTTTCTACCACTGGAGCTATTTCAAAAACTTCATTCAATTTATCATCTACGTCTTTAGGTGATAGTGGTTTATCAATCGGATCATAATCTTGCATCGCTTACCTCTCATAAATTTTTATTTCCTAGTGCCTGAACATCTAAACTCGGCGCACGAGTATCTAAACCTGTTACTGGGTCATAATCTATTCCCTCAGCGAAAAAGTCTCGTGTTTCTGTTATATCATATTCATCTGACATAGGCACATTACCAACTGTTCCTGTTATACGTGATACTATTCCATCTCTTAAGTTTCTATCAGCTGATCCTTCTGCAACAAATTTGGAAGAATCTTCTTCATTTACCATATATGATCTTATACCGAAAGCATTATCTGATTCAGATACAATATATTCTGGATCTTCCGAAACTTGTGCAACATTCGGTACTATATGAAAATTTATAATAGATGTTCGAATGAGTTTAGTTGCTTCATTATCACTACCATCACCAAAACCTTTACCTTTAATATTCGGATACAAGTATCCTCTAATTGTAAAATCCATCGTCCATATTAGAGCTCTTCGAGATTGAAAATCGCCCTCATACGAATCCTCAAGATTAACACCTCCCAAAATAATAGGTAAATCTATTTTTATACCCATCGTTGGAAGAGCATTAATAGTTACGGTGAAGTCCGGTTGAAAAAATGGTAAAATTTGTTCTATAATCTGTGTACCGTCGTCTGCATTTTTTACATAGATATTTAGAGCAAATGCAAAATCATACGGAACTGGACTTCTAACTCTACCAGTTTCCCCTTTATATTGAGCTGTCCTGTTATGGAGGGGATGCAACATTCTCTCGGGACTATAAGACATTGAAGTCATATCGAAGCCCATCCTCGGCAATTGCATCCCCACTTTTTTATCTAAATTTTCGTCGCCAGAAATTCTAGCTAAGAATTTCTGTTTAGGGCCGTAAGCTAAGGGGATTTTAATCGTTTCTATTACATCATCAGAACTGTTTCTCCTCTTAACATAGATATCATTAAACAGTGTTCCGAATACAGCTACATATTTTCTTACTAAGCCGTGATACCAGTATTGTCCTAACATTAAAATGATCCTTCACTAAATGGATTTCCTTCGGTAAAATCAATGATGCCATCCGCTGTTGTCTGTATTGTTTTATTATTAGCAGTACTATTATCACCTGCAAACTCTGTTGCAGTTGAACTTAAATTTGCTGTTGTACCTGAAGTGCCGCCTGTAATTTGTTCCGTAGCACTAAACGTTCCAACAATATTTGTTAATCTTATAATGCTATCTGAGCCTGATGTCGATAATTGTAATACCGTTGCTGTTGCTCTAGAGTTAGTACCAGTAACTATTTCATCAGTTGTAAAAACACCCGAATTAGCAGAATATACATATTCTACAGAATAAGCGTTATCAATTTCTACTTGATCTATAGCTTTTATACCTGTATCAATATCTTCATCACTATACTCAAACAATTCACAAGATAAATCATAAACAGGAAGTTTTCCCATTTGATAGAAGACAGCCTGGTGCTCAACAAATTGAATTTCAAATAACTTACTTGTTAGAGGCATCCAAATTAAATCCCCTTCTAAAGGTCTATCAGATATTCCTTGTCCATCCCAGGTACGTCTCGCAACAGTAAATGTTATTTGTTCTCTAATTTCTAATCCAAATCTACCAACAAATGCGCCTTCACCTTCAAATCCATCAGTATTCTTAATATACATTTCTATAGGATATGCTGAATCAAAGGACGAAGTTGGATCTTCACCAAATATATTATCTACATTATTTTTTGTTCTAGGTAGATAAGATGTTTCATGCCCAAAAATTTGAATAGACTCCACCATTAAATCCTGAAGAAGATTTTGTTCATTAATATGATCAAATTTTTGAAAATAATTACTAGTCGGCATCGTCAGCCTTTTTGTCTGTTATTCTAACTCTTAGAATTGGTTTACCATTAATAGTAATATCACCTTTTTCATTTTCTCCAATATCTTTTACTACAATTCTCTTATTTTTAAATTTTCCACCGAGAACTACATCTCCCACTTCTATGGGCAACTTAATCGCTTCATCTATAAATTCTTGGAATGATTTCATATTATCCTGTCATAAAATCATCAGGCAACTGAAACTTCGTAAAGATTTCATCATCTAACATTTGCAATTCCGTTACCGCATCATCAAAGATTTGTCTACCATTTAAAGTAGTTCCACCAGGTAATTGTATACCTTCAAATTTTAATAAATTGGATCCCCATTGTCTTTTAAATAAAGATGTTATATATTTTTTTAACCACAAATCATTGTAAGCGTCGGTATATATTTCGGGATCAAGTCTCCTGTAAGTTTCAAATAACAAATATTTACCGACGGTTAATTCTTTATCCCAATCGATATCCAGATACAATTTATCTGTGTGTCTATTAAATCTAAATGAAGGAGATTGATTAAAAAGGTTTTCTATTAAATCTAAATGTTGCATTGCTAAGGTATATCCGCCCAACTTCTGCTTACTTAAATCAAATATATCATTCAATCTTAATTGATATCTTACATCAAACATATTGATATTCCCAGTTGATGAATCTATGGGAAATGCTTTGATGACACTAATCGTTTCATCACCCACAGTAAGATATTCATTGTCGATATCATCCTGTGTAATTATGTGCTTTAAATATAACTTTTCAGAACCATCATAATGATAATCATTGTAGACTTGAATAGCTTCGTCAATTCTATCTTCCAATTGATCATCATCTACATTGATTTCTATGACTGGGGAGCCTAATTGTCTAAGGCAATATTCTTTAAGTTGTATCCGAGTTTGAGGTTTTGCCATGATAAGATTCCTACAAATTGATTATTATTATCTAATGTATTTATCTCCATGCGGGTCCTGACACCCAAGCGATTAAAGAATAGCGTATACCTTTAGTAACTGGAGTAACTTGATGTTGAATAAAACTGGGAAATACTACCGCATCACCGGGTTCAAACTGCATTGTTCG